AATTGGTAAAGATATTATTGATGGACTTAAAAAGGGAATCGAAGATAAGTGGGAGAACTTTAAAACAGGTGTAAAATCCTTGTTTGACNGTGTTGCTGGCTTTTTCAATGATCCAATAGGTACTTTCAAAAAAATTGGTGAAAATATCGTTGATGGAATTAAAAAAGGCATTGAAGAGAAGTGGAATGTATTAAAAAATGCTGTTGAGGAGTTTGCTAAGTCATTGCCACAATGGGTTAAAGATGTTTTGGGTATCAAATCTCCATCAAAGGTATTTGCTGAAATAGGTAAATTTGTAGACTTAGGTTTGGCACAAGGGTTGGATGATAATACAGATTCAATTTATGATTCTGGAGAATCTGTTGGTGATGAAGCGGTAGAAGGTGTAAGGTCTGGATTGTCAGGTGCTATCGCACAAATATACGATTTAATTAAAGCGGGCATGACAGACGATCTTGTAATAAAACCAGTAATGGACCTTTCCGAGATTCAAAATGGAGTATTACGTATGCAAGGCATGATGAGAAATGTAGATAANTATTCCATAACAGGTTCGAATGAAGTNGCAGAAAAAACATACAAGAGCATGCATTCAAATGATATTTCAATAGAAAAGATTGGACGATCAAATGATAAAACTACTCAGAATTCAAATGTTGGTGGACAAGGTATCATCAACAATACATTTAACATTACAGGAAGTAATCCGAAAGCAATTGCCGAGGAGGTTTCAAGAATTATACAAAATGATGTAGATAGGAGAAACGCTAAATGGGGACGATGATATTTAACGGTATCTCTACAGTAGACCTGGGGGTTGTTATACAATCCCCTCCTGTCTATGATTTTCCAAATAAAGACTATGAAGTTATTCATGTTGATGGAAAAAATGGAGATGTTGTAATTGATAAAGGTTCTTATCAAAATTCAAAAAGAACGTATTTTTTGGCCTCAGCGTTTAGACCGAATACTTCTTTTATAGAAAACGCAGTAGCAATAGCAGCATGGCTTAATTCTGCCAGCGGTTATGCACGATTAGAAGATTCATATGAACCTTCTTATTATAGACTAGCTATGTTTAAAAATCCTGGTGCTATGATGAATTATTATGATTTAGCAACAGTTATTCAGGTTAGTTTTGATTGTAAACCACAACGATATTTAAAAAGTGGAGAAGATTTAACAGAAATTCAAACATTGGATACGTATGTTATGATTGTCAATCCTACGAATTTTATTGCTCTACCAAGAATTACTATCGAAGGTAATGATCTAACGATTACAATTATTCATGGTGATGAGGTATTAACGCCGATTCACGAATCATCTCTTTCGACATCTTTCGCAGGAGAAGCAGTAATTGATTCTGAATTNCAAGAGTGTTACAAAACAACAGGATACGTTAACAATAGTGTTNCCTTAACTAATGGTTTTCCGAAATTATACCCTGGAATTAATTGGATTAAAGTATCAAAAAGAATTATTTCAGGATCGTTAACGAAGGTTTCAATAAAACCTAATTGGTGGACTCTATGATTATTCTTTATGAAAAGAACGAAAAGCTTTTTACATCGCTTGGTCTTGGTGTTTTAAGAGATGCTATTTCATGCATCGTTCTCGAAGAATTAAATGGAACTTTTGAATTAGAACTTGAATACCCTATAAACGGGCAACATTACTCAGATATTGATTACAAAAGAATAGTATTTACAAAACCAAATGAATATGATACTCCACAACCATTCAGAATATATTCGATAGTAAAATCCATAGAGGGAACTATTATAGTTAATGCCGAACATATATCTTATGACATGAGCGGTTATACTATAAAAGCATTTGATGCAATCAGTCTATTTGACGCACTTATAAAAATTCAAAATGGAAGTGTTATTGAGTCTCCATTTACATTTTCTACAAACAAAATAAATGTAAATACAACAATGAAAACGCAAAGACCATATAATATGAGAGCATTGCTTGCTGGGCAAGAAGGATCTCTTCTTGATATTTATGGCGGTGAGTATAAGTTTGATAAATTTAATGTTGAACTTAAAGTTCGTCGCGGTGAAGATAGAGGAGTTACAATACGTCATGGTAAAAATATGACAGATTTAGAAAAAGAAACAAAGACGGATAAGGTATACACTGGTGTGTTTCCGTTTTATTTTAATGTAAGAAGTGATACCAAAACTGTTTCTGAAACATATTATACGGAAATTTTTATAGCAGGAGCAACAGTTGATCCTGTATGGTCACCAACGCCTTTAATGGAAGATTGGCTTTCCATGAAGGAAGACGGAAAACCGTTAACTTTAATAATAGAAGATTATCCCGTTCAAATAAAAACAGAAGGTGCATACTTCAACCAAATCTATATTTATAGTAAGAGAAAAACCGATGCATATATTCATACAGGAGTTACTGAATTTGGAAGTACTTGGTTGTTGAATGCTCCAGATGGTGGAACTATAATCCCTGTTTTAAACACAAGATATTTAGTAAAAACCGAAGGGGATTTCGCAGGCAAAACATACAGATGGAATGGTACGGCATATATATTATTCACTGGTGAAGGAATGTATGAAATATCATCAATGGAGCCGTTTCTTGTCAGATCTGCTACACAATCTAGTGAGACAGTAGAATATATTGATTTAACAACAGCCGTAACAACTTACATAGTGTTACCGCCAGATTCTACAGAAGAATTTTCAACACATTGGCTTGGATTACTTCCTGCCGGGGTTGAATTAACTCCGAATGAGTATACAATTTACATAGTTAAAACTGAAGGTAATTATTATGACATAAAATATACTTGGGATGAGGCATTACAAAGTTATGTTCCATTTTTAGGAAATGGTGTTATATATATTAATGAATCAGCTGACCCACAAAGAATACTNACATTAGATNTAACCCAATCGTTTTCNGAATTACCAACAGCAGCAATGCTTGAGGAANTTGCAAATGCTTATATTTTAGATAATAAAATTGGTGATATTGATAGTTCAATAACCGTGTCGTTTATTAAACTTGCAGATAGTTCTGAATACGAATTATATTCTGATTTAGAGAAGGTTGAATTGGGCGATACTGTTAAAATAATTTATGAAGAATTAGGCATTGAAGATGTTTTGGAAGTTATTTCAGTTGAATTTAACTCNATCACAGAGAAATACAATGAGATAGAATTAGGCAAAAAAGTATCNAGACTTGGTGATACNGCACTTACTAGTGGGGATAATGTATCGTCATTAACAAACGATAAGAATTANGCAGAGTATACGACGGTTATTAATTTAATTGCAAAAATGGTTACTGCAGAATTCATTCAAGCAAGTAATGCTCAATTTTCAGAGGCACAAATAAGATCTTTGGAGGTTTCAAATATTAAATGTTCTGGAATTATAGAAGCATCAATGTTTGATATCGATAAGGTTGTTTCTAAAATGTTAGTTGCTGATGGAGCAGAGATTAAAAATGTATTAAAGGCCGGAAACATTGAAGTTAATGGAAAAATAAATGTTACTGGAAAAGGTTCTATAAGCATTACTGATGAAAATGATAATGAGAATTTTAACGTTAATTCAAAAGGTGAAATGACTGCTGAAAAAGCGTTCATAAGAGGTTCGGCAGATGTTGATAAGGTTAATACTAAAGAACTTATATTTGATAATAGGCTTAAGGTTGAATTAATTGAAGGTTCTGTTGAAATAGAAGAACAAACAGTTATATTTACAGGTCATTGTGATTTTTTATACAATGAGAGTCAAGACACTTCAACGTTATATTTTTCGGCATCATCAAATTTAGCATTGTGGTTTAACAAAGATGTAAGAGTTACCGTAAAATACAAAACATATGAATTTGACCAAGATTGGTTACCAGTAAACGTTTTTGATAGAAATTCAAGCGCAACTGTGACCATAGCTGCTGGTCAGACGGTTAGTCCAGATGTAGAGGTAAATGTAATTGGTCATGTAAGAGAGACGTACAATGTTAGTAGAATTCCTAGTAGCATCACTGAAACACGATCGAGTGGATCATCACAAGGTATTGGTTTTGGCTCACATGTTTATCCAATAGACTCAATCAATAATGATTATGATTTAGGAGCTTCGGATAAGGAGTGGAATTGTATATATTTGAAAACCCCTCCGATTGTTTCTTCTGATATTAGAAAAAAGAAAGAAATAAATTATGATATTTCCATCTACGAAAAATTATTTGAAAAATTAAAACCGGTCTCGTATAAATTTATAGAGGGAACTTCAGATAGAATTCACCTTGGATTTATATCTCAAGACGTTGGTGATTCGTTAATAGAATTAGGCATGAATCCTAAAGATTTTGCAGGATTCATCAAAGGGCTTAAACCAGAAAGTAAAAATAAAGAAGTAACAACCGAAGANGATTATTCATANGGNTTACGTTATGAAGAATTCATTGCAATTGCTATAAAAGAAATACAAAATCTAAATAAAAGAGTTAAAANGTTAGAAGAATTAAAATGACGAGGGTTCCATTTTTAATGGGCCCTCCCATTTATTTAAAAAGGAGGAATGAGCAACATGGGTATACAAACATATATACCAGATCAATCTAGAATTGTTCATGTAACAAAAGTTGACTTCGGTCTACGCAAAATACAAGAACCATTACATCTCGTTCAGTATGATAATCGAATACCCATAATTGCCGTTTCCCTATATATAAATGGTGGTTTGTTTATTATTCCAGCAGAAGATACTGAAATAAAAGTAAGATGGGCTAAAAAAGATCACACGTTTATTTATAAAGATATTTTAGGGTGTAATGTTGCTCGCACGGTTGTATATTTTGAGGTTGATGAACAGATGTCATACTATGACGGATCTCATAATCCAATTTTAGAATTATTAGAACCAAATGGGGCTAATTTTGATACAGCAGGTTCCTCATCGATTCCAATTATAATCGATAGAAACCCAGTTCAACAAAATGACGTAGTTTCACAATCACAGATCATTGATATTAGTGCAAATGAAATTATTGAAATAAATAGTAATACTAAAATTAAGATTTGGGTTGGTACTCAAACGGAATACGACTCAATCGCAATAAAGACATTAAACGTTTTATATTTAATTGTTGGTGCACTTGGTGTTATACAAGTTCGCATTGAACAGGTATAGGAGGTTTAAAGACTATGCCAGTATTAACATATATCGTTGACGAACATAGAATAGTTCATAATACATACGTAGATTTTTCGCATAGAAAAGTCATAAGACCAATACACCTTGTGCAGTATGATAAAAAAATACCAATAATTGCTGCATCGTTGTATTTAAATGATAACCCGTATGTTATTCCAGCAAATGTACAAATAAAAGTAAGATGGAGTAAGAAAGACCGCACGTTTATATATAAAGATGTTCTTGGGTGTAACTCTGATAGAACTATTATATACTTTGATGTCGATGAACAGATGTCATTCTACTACGGTCAGCATGATCCAATTTTAGAATTATTAGAAATCGTTGGTGAAGAATTAATTAAGGTTGGATCATCGTCTATGCCATTTATAATCGATAAAAATCCGATTCAAAATGAGGATGTTGTTTCAGCACCGTTCTATGATGATTTGGGAAATGCAACGCAGGCGGCAAT